AAACAAACTATGATTGTGAGCATCAATGAAGAAGCGCCCAACACTATTCGCAATATTCCTGCATGAGGAGGACGGCGTCGTTACTGTGTCGGCCGATTATCTTGGCCTAGGTCAGGCTTCGTTTGACTTGGGGCTTGAGATAATGACCGGCATCAAAGAGCTGGAGCGTGAACATCCAAAACAGTTCACGGTCCGGCCCATTCAGATTTCAGAGTATTACAACTGACCGGGTCAGGCTTTGGGAAAACTTGAACAATCCAAGCCGCCGGTGAGTATCGTTTGCATCCTCTCCGACTTGGTCGCTCATCCAATACGGCCATCCGATCTGCTTGGCCACCCGCTCCCCGGTGCCGCTGGCGTCGTTGTCAGCAATGACAATACCCTCCGGCAACCCGGCAGCCACCCTCACCATGTTCCCCGCGCTGAAGCAAACATGCAATGTGTAGCGACGCTTGAGCTGCGACAAGGCCAGCCGGATAGACAACGCCGTGGCATACCCCTCAACCAGGATGTGCATGCCCTTGTTTTTAAATACAAACTCAGCCCCGCTCGTGCGCTGGCCGGACAGAAACTTCTTGCCGCCCACCTCGTCGATTAACTGTACACCCACTAAATGTCCATCCGATCGCATCGGTATGACCAACAGTTGCTGACCATTAAACGCCCATACATTCCCCTGCTCTTCCGGGAAACCCTTGGCCTTGAGATAGTCATGGCGACCGAATTGACATTGATCAAGAATCCATGCCGCCTTGCCCGCCGCATCCTTCGCCTGTTTGTTTCTTTGCTCCTCCGCATCATTGGCTTGCTTTTGTATGCGCACCACATCAGCCGGTTTCAGATCATCCGCATGCCACACGGCCACCTCTGTGCCGGTCGCCCAGTTCTGAACGAACGCATGGGTTCCCATGTACTTCACCGCACCATTGCGACTGTTCGGATGGTCTTCTGTCGGATACCGGCGCCAAGTCCCAATGGGTGGAGGGTTGTCAATCAGGATGCCATGCAGCCTGCAATAGGTAACAAGGTCATTCATTTACCCTTCCCCTTCAGGTATGCAATGAGCCTGCTCTTGACAAACTTCTCAAACGCCATATCCGGCGGAGCTGATGTGTCGGCCAAGCCCCTGGGCCACACCCCAAACTTGTCTTTGTAACAATGCGCAGCACGGCCTGGCGACCATCCCCTAAACTTTATATACCACTGGCACATACCCCAGAACGCTTGCTTGTCGTCCCTGCTGACCATCCCGGTCAATTCTTCCAAGGTTCCAGGTACGCTGCTGACCTTGTTCTGACGCTCGCGTACATGGCCACAATGCAGACACGTATCCGACCCGCCTGGCCATAAATGCCCGCATGATGGGCACTTAGATTCTTTCTTCTCGTCGTCCGTCTTTTCTTTCTTGGCCTTCTCTTTGCCATCATCCAGGGTGTCTACGCCGTTGTGGTAGACCGCTTCCCAATCCTCTTGGAAACGTAAGTAGTTCCCACTATGGTCCAGCCAGACGGCAAACTCTTTGTTGTCAGCCCGGCGCATGATGCGGCCCATCTGCTGGATATGGGACGATAAAGATTTACTGAACGGCCTGGCCGATACCCCAATCATGACATCAGGGACATCAAAACCTTTAGTCAAGATATCCGTGGCAATCAGTCCGTGTATTTCTGTATCCGGCCGGGCAAAGTCCTCGATCACATCGCGCTTAAACTGGTCATCATCCCGGTAGCTGACCGATACAAAGTTGTAACCCTCTGATGCAAACTGTGCGGCCAGGTCGGCACCATGCTCTACGCCTGAGCAGAACACAATCGTTTTGCGCGGGCCACCAAAGATTTCATTGGTCTTGCGGATCCACTCCTCGACAATGTTCCCCGTGATCTGCATGCCCCGCTTGGATGCCTCGGCCTGGGACCATTCGCCCGCCACCTTCTTAGCCCCCGTCATGTCGATTTCTTTGGCAATGAACACCCGCAGCGGCATCAGAACCTTCTGATCTACCAGCTCTTTAGTCGTGACAGTATTGACAACGTTGTCATAGATGTTGCCCAGCCCCTTGGTAAAAGGCGTGGCCGTCAGCCCAATCACCCGCACATCAGGATTGTTCTTAATGAAATCAACCGTCTGCTGCCGCGTCGTATGACATTCATCCACGATTAAAAGATTTAGCCCTGGGAATGAACCCCTTTTTTCCAACGTCTGAGCCGAACAAACCTGAATGTTTTCATACGGCCGATAGCGCCAATGCCCGGCCTGTAGTACCCCGTGCGGGATGTGGTATTTCTCCAGCCGCTCGCTGGTTTGGTCGCACAGAATGATTCGGTCCAGCAGCATCGCTGCCTTGTTACCTTTACCCCTGGTGGCATTGAGCAGGGCAATAGCCATTTCTGTCTTGCCTGCTCCGGTCGGTGCGTACAGTATCTGCGCGCGCTTTCCATCTGCGAATCCCTGGCGTAGCGCTGCCAGGGTAGCGTCTTGATAATCCCTTAGTTGTAAACCCATGTTGTTTCTCCGCTGCCGGCACACTATGCCCGCCGGCTTGGGCCTTGTTTATTCGTAGGCTTTAAGTTGTCTTTGTTGCATGGCAATCTGACGCTTGAGCTGCGCGTTTTCCAACTGAAACTTATCCCGACTGGATTTCACCGCATTCATTTCCAATTTCAAAATACGAATCTCTTCGCGCAATTGTTTGATCAGATCTTCCGCTGCTTTCTTTTCTTCTGCTGTCGCGTCCATGACTTTGACAGCCAAGCGGTCGGTTAGCGTTTCGTTCTGAGCAATCAGCTCGTCAACCATTTCCTGGCGGTGGTCTACGGCTGGTGGCTCTGCCTTGGGTGGCTCAACCAGGGGCGCTTCTTTGGCTGGCTTAGCTGGCTTAGCTGGCTTATCTTTCTTGACGGGCGTATGCTTCTCAGCCACGTTGCCCTTAGGTGTAATGTATTTCCGGACATTCGGCGCGCCTTCGCCACGCATCTTGGCAACAAACGGCGGGGATACGTGAAGCTGGCGGGCAATTTCTGCATTGCTCCATTGGCCCCATTCAAAATCATCCACGAAAATCATGGTGATCTTGCGCTTGTCGGCGTTATCCATCGGCTCGCCGTGCAGATTGTTGGCCGTGCTGCCGTAGTACAGAGCATCCCTAGGGGTTCCTGTTTCTATTTCACACAAGAAATCTGTCATGCCAATACGCAGGGCCGCGTGATAGCGGTGGAATCCATCAGATAGCCAGTAATCTGCGCCGTCAAAGAACACGCGCATTGGAGGGAATGCAGCGCCTCCTTCCAGGTCCGTAGCGTAGCGCATGACCGCCGCTTCTTTAATCGATGCGCGCACCTGGGTGCCGCCGTCTAACCTGATTTGGTTCAAGCTTAGGGTTTGTCTTTCTAACATGTCGTTCCTTTAAAATGGTGCGTCGAAGCCTATAAATTCTTTGAGTTTTTGCTTGTAATGCAATGCTTTTGCTGCGTCATCCGTGCCCTCTTTACGGCCGGCTCGCATGCTGTATTTGATGATGTTGCCCTTTAGGTAGCCTATGAATTCTTGGCGGTTAAGCACAGATTCCATAACGGCCCAGGGCTGGATGCCGATTTGGTGGTAGTGGTCGCCACCCACCTGGTGTTCATCGGCTGATGCTTTCTCAATCATTTTCTTGCTCCTATATATTGAATCATCGCTTCATGCTTCGTATGTATGCCGCAAAGCTATCCATGGTGACCTTCTCGAAGGCTTTGAAGTTGTTCACTTCTTTGGCCACCTCCTCAAGCGTGTCGTTCCTAATCTTGTTTGATATTGGGTCGAGTTGTTTTTGAATCATCTGACGCTTGCGCCAGCCCAGGGCTTTTTCCCATACGTTTAGTTGTGCTTCGCTCATTTTTTTCCTTTCGGTATTTCAATACTTCTTCTAACAGGCTCTCCATATCTTTAGCCGCTTGCAAATGAAAAGGGCTGATTGGTATGTGGCTTGCAATTGAACGCATCATGCCTATGGTTTGTCTTGCCGTGGTTTCACTTAGCTTTGCCATCAGTCTTCTCCTTGTTTAAATACCAATGCCATCTGCGCTCTTTGGCAATCCGCAGCAGAGCATGCCTGACGTAATCCGCAATAGATAGCTCCATCTTGCGAATCATGTCTACCTCGGTCTTAAGTAATATGATCTTGCCAATTTTGTTTTGGCCTCTGACCTTACGGACTAGCATCCATTCTTCTCCTTGAGTTTTGCTTCAACTGCTCGCGCAAGTTCCATGTTGTTTGCCCAACCTATACGATAGATCTCCCCGATCTCTGCATCCGTAAGCCCAACCCACCACTCACGCTCAGGCAATGGATGCCCCGATAGCTTGTAGGCTTCATCACGCCACAGTTGTGCTCGTTTCCTGTGGTACTCACAGTTTGAACAGTCATTCATGCTTGCCCCCTTGCTCGGATGTGTATAGCGCAACGATATGCGTACCCGCCTTCCCACCCATCCTCTTTTGCAATTTGATTGCAAATCTCTGCACACGCCTCACGCTCGGCAGAAGCAACTAACTCGGCAAACTTTGTCATTGATTCAAGATTACACCGCCAATGTTCATACAACAGACTATCCTCAACGCCCGATGCTTCAGCCATACGCATGATGTCTTCTCTGTTCATGCTTGTCCCCGCAACTTCAGTCCTCGCTCGGCCAGCTTCTCTTTAATTTCATTCAAACTTCTGCGGCCTAGATTGGGCGTTTTTAGTAACTCATTCTCGGTGTAGTAAATCAGCTGATCGATTGTGTAAATCTCCTCTGCCTCCAGACATTTACCAGATCTAACGCTTAGCCCCAAAGATTCAATCGCACCTCCGCTGTTGGCATCGCGCAACGTCCATTGATCAAGGATGTGCTGTCTACGATCTACCATTGCCTTTGCAAGGTCATAAACCTCATAAGTTTTCACCAACAAATGCGGTGCAAGACGCAACATTTCTATTGCAAGTTGATCAAGTAAGTCTTCTTTTTTCATGCGTTTTTCTCCTTAAATTTCTCTTCCACCAGCACCTTAAAAATGAATGTGTTGAGGTGATCCGTTGTCCAGTTGGGCATCTGTCTGATGATGGCGTTTGTTTCACTATTAGTCAGGTTCTTCCACTTGCGCTTTGGTTTCCTGGGCTTAAACACTGGCATGCGGGCGTCTACAAAGCAGCCCATGTCTTCGCCCCAGGTAGCCCATTCAAATAACCATTGCCACATTAAACGTTCGTTGCGGCAGTCGTACTGGAACTTGGCCATCACTAGGCAAATCGCTTGTTTGTTTGGTTTCATGCTTGATCCTTTTTGTTTTCGTTTCTGATGGCCCGTCTAACAATGGTTTCCGTTACCCCAAATCTTTCTGCAATTTGTCGATACGAAAGCCCCTGTTTACGCAGCACAATCACCCGCCTTACATCTATTGGTGTTGCCGGCCGGCCCGCGCCAACCCTAGCTCCCCCGTGTTTTGTCATAAGCTTCTCCTTTAAACTTGAAATCGACTATACACGTATTCAAGATACTTTGCAACAGGTTGTTCCTGTTTATTTATAGCAGGCAGTACGTATAGCGATAGTAGACCCCCGAGACTCCCGACCTGTACCCTTGCGGTAGGTATGTGGAAGTCACCAGCCAGTCGAAACCTGCTGCTCGCGGAACGTCGTATTCAACTATCGACCGCCCGTGTCGTGGGCCAGACGCTGA